AGTAATTACTGAAAGTGCAGCACTTGATGCTACAAGATATGCAGGTGCTGGTTCCTTACCTATAAAAGTAATAACCGCACCATTAAGGTCACCATACGCCTTGCCGACACCTGGTGTTGAAGCCGAAACTCGAACCGGGTTTTGGAAGCCCATAAAGTGATATAGTCCTCTTTGATCTTTTATAATAATTCTCCATTTTCCTTGACCTAAAATTAAGATTTTGTTTCTTAATGATGCTTCAAGTTTGTGAAGTGAAATTGTTAAAGTCATTTCATAGAACGATGTTCCGTTTTCTATACTAAACACGCCATTTTCAGTAAATGATGCAGTTTCGATTTCTTGTTCGAAAGTATAAAAAGAAGCAGTTGTTCCAGAAAAAGTTCCGATGATGTTGTCAGCGCCCATAACATATGTCATTGCGTCACCGTTCCACTCACCGATATAAACTTCTTGAATTCCACCAATATTGTCGCGGCATCCTAATTGATAGCCAGATGTTAATATACATGATGTTGCCATTTTTTGTTTATTTAATTTTTATATTAACTTTAAGGGGCCGAAGCCCCGTTAAGTCATTAGTTTTTTTTTGGTGATTAAGAATTCTTAATTACAACATATTGTGGAAAAGCAACTTGTGCTCCAACTTTTAATTTGCTTCTGAAATAAGTGATATTGTCACGGATGTCATACCAGAATTGGAAGCCATCACCGTTTCTTGCTTCACCGAAACTATCAGTTCCGAAATAAAGGTTAGAAGATGGTGTTAAAACCATTACATTAGTTGCGTTTAGACCTCTTGTTGCAACAATTCTAACATTAGTGTTAGTATAGTTGTCAAGAACCCAAGTGTGTGCGCGTTGTCCGTCATATTGTGTGAAGTAATTTCCTTGACGAAGTGCGTTCATCAAAACACGGAAGTTTGCGTGTGACATAAATAAAGTCAAATCTTCTGCACCTAATACATCATTAGGAATTTGAGCGATCATATTATCAACAACATTCATAGCAGTTGATAAAGTCAAAGCACCTGATGCAGTTGCAGCAACCGTTGAATTTGTTGCTGATGTGTATAATAGAATATCTAAAATTCCAGTTGAAAGTGCAAAGTTTCCAGCACCTGAACCAGGAATTAGGGCTCTAACTGATGGTGAAGATTTCCAATACATATCTTCAACTAATTGACCGATTTTTTCAACTTTGTTTGCCAAGTATAATTGGTTAAATGCTTCTGGTGCAAACTCGTTGTAAGAACCTTCTTTTGCCAATTGACCGATCCAATATTGTTCGAATTCATCAACGCAGATGCTTTCTTCAACTTTAATTGGATCAACTTGGATTGATCTTTGGCTCAATGTTGTTGAACCTGCTGGTGAAATTGTTCCGCAACCACCTGCTGCTGCTGTCAAAGAATTAGTTAAAATGTTGATTGAATCAGCATATTTAACACCAGTTTGGATGCTGATGTAATCAAATGTTGTTCCAACTAAAACTGCTTCCTTCAATAATATACCAGATAATTGATCTGTATATTTTGTTAAATTGTTTAAATTTAATGTTGCCATTTTATTATATTTATTTTTTATTTATTACGAATTGTAATTACTTTCTGCTTGCACGCGCTCTTTCACGGATTGCCATGATGTCAATTGAACCAGTGCCATTTTTCTTTTCTTCAACTGATTTGAATTCAGTTGGTTCAACTGAAATAGATGCTTTTGAAGGTTCAGATGAAACACTTGCTAATTCTTGTTTCATTTGATTGTTTGCTTTTGACATTTCTTCAAGCATTTTTTCACATTTAACCATACGCTCTTCAAGTTCTTTCATCTTTTTAGAACCCATTTCCTCGTCAGTTTCATCAACTTCAACATCTTCTGCTGGAACTTCTTCTTCTGAAACTTCTTCATCAACTTCAACCTCGGATTTAACCTCGATTTCAATTTCTTTGCCTTCTGCTTCTGATGCTACGATGCCTTCAATCTTTCCACCAACAACTGCAATCTTTTCACCGCTGTCAAGTGTATATTCACCATCAGTTAATGGAACATTATTTCCACTTTCATCCGTTTTGAAAACCTCTGAACCAACAACTAATTCTTCATCAGGTGATGTAATCATCAAATCACCCGCTTTAACTTCTGCGAATTTAACTTCACTTGACATTAAAGATTTTAATTGTGACTTAATGTTTTCAATTAATTTGCTTTTATCCATTTTAATTTATTTATTTTTATATACTATAATATACATATAGCATTGTTTTTTCTAAATTTGCCTTAAATATTTTTATCTGAAAGAACCACCTTGCTGCATTCTGACATTTCCTTCAACAAGATATTTCCATATGGCAGCACCAACTGATGGTGTTTTGCCAACAAACCACTCGCCAAATTCATTTTCACCTTCGGTTCTGCAAACTGCATCACCTTGTATAATTGACTTAAAAATATTTTCATCAATTTCAAAATATGTATAGTAAGATCCGTCATTGAATTTAACAACTAATCTTTTTTCATCTTCAAAATATTTAACTCGATCAACATTAGATGAATCAGCAATAAATAATTCACTGAATATTTGAAATAAATCTTCTTCCGTCAAGTCATCAATAGTGGCTTCAACTTGTTTTTGTAATGAAATCAATTGCTGACCTAACATGCCTTCAATTGAAAAGCCAAACTTGCCATTTCCTTTAACTTCCTCGTTCCAGAATTTAGTGTCCTCGATTTTAACCATAATCATATATGTTCCAATAGGCACTTCAATGCCATATTTTCTTGATTTATCATAATATGTGTCCTCGACAATCCAATCTTCAATAATGAAAGCATCAACCATTTGATTTGAGTGGTCGATATTAATCTTTCTATTAGAACCATACTTGTTGAACTTTTCAACCATCTTTGCAATTGTTTCGGCACTAAAAACAACATAATATTTGCCATACTTTTCATCTTCACGATATATTTTCATATCAGGAATTAAAGCAGGTCCAACAATTACTTGTTTGTCAGCAACTTCTTTAAATGACATAGATGATTTTGATGAATTAAAAGCCATGCCTTTCATTACAATTGCAGGATCTTCAACCAAACTAATCAATGATATGCCAGTGTCATCAAATTCATCAACAACAATTTGATATGTTGGAAGTTTTTCAGGATCTATTTTTTTAATCTTACCTTTCATAGTGTATATTTGTTTTTTAATTTAATCTTGCTCTGGTTTCTATTACTGAAACTTGTTCTTGCATTCCTGTAATATCACTTTCAGTCACATAAACTTTAATTGGCTTCGGACCACCAGGCATGCCGACCGCGGTTTGTTGTCCTAAACCAAAGAATTGATTAGGTTGAAAGTTTGTTGGTGCTTGTTCTGCTGGTGGTGTGCCACCGCCACCGCCACCAGAAGTGTCAGTTGGTGTGAAAGATGATGAATCAAATTTAGTTGCCATTATTTTTGCAATGTTTGCCGCAGCAGTAATTCCAGCAAGTGCCGCATAAACACCAGCAGTTGCAGGTCCTAATAAAGGAATAGGATTTTTCATTCCGTTTGCAAATGCCGCCATTACTGATTGAATTCCAGTAATAATTGCCGTGCTGACTTGAAGTGCCCTATTGACCTTGAACTGATCTTCTGCATTTTTCTTTTGAGCGGCTAAATCTTTTCCAGCATTTCTAACCTTAAATGCAAATAATGCATCACTAATGGCTTGTGTTGCTGCTGCACCTTTTTGTGCCAGTTCAACACCATTTTTCCAAGCACGCTGGTTTAATTCTATTTCTCGTTCAGTTGCTTTTGCTTTTCTTTCTAAATCAAGTTGCCTATATCTTTCTTTAATATCTGCTTTTTCTAATTCAGTCAAATCAAGATTAGCAAGTTCAGCATTTTTTGCATCATTTAAGGCAATTATTTCAGCATCATTAAGTGCCTTTAATTCTATTGCTTTTTCTTTTGCATTTTTTAATGATGCTCGATTATAGTTTGCTTCATTTTCATAATTATATTGCAACTTACTTAAAAGTGTTTGTGATTCTAATGCTTGTGCTTCCAAGAATTCTTTATTTCCGATTTCTTCGAAAGAAGCAATTTCTAAACGCTGCCTTTCTTTAATTAAAGCAATTTCATCAGCGTTGCCTTGTGCGGCTTCGATTTCTATTTTTCCA